ATGGCGTCCATTCGCGAACGGCACGGCCGCAAGGGCATCTCATACTCCGTGCTCTACCGCGAGAAGGACTCACAGCGGTCCCGCACCTTCCAGGACCTCGCCTCGGCCCGCCAGCACGCGGACCGGATCGAGCGACTCGGCGTTGAGGCCGCTGACCGCATCTACGAGGCAACGCACCGACCAGATCCCGAGGTTGTGCCTACCGTGGCCGAGCAAGCCGAACGGCACATCGCCGCCCTGTCCGGTGTCCAGCCGTACACGATCGCCACGTACCGCACCATGGCCCGCCAGCTGGCCGTCACCGCCCTGGGCGCCATGCCAGTCGACCGCGCGACCCGCGAGGACGTCGCCGGGTGGATCCGCACCCAGGAAGCCGCCGGCGTCGCCGCCAAGACCATCAAGAACCGGCACGCCCTGCTGTCCGCGGCCCTGACCCGTGCGGTCGACGACGGCACCGCCACGCGCAACGTCGCGGCGCGAGCTCGCATCGCCCGGACCGAGCGCCGCGAGATGACGTTCCTAACGCCCGCCGAGTTCCAGATCGTCCTGGGCCGCGCCACCCCCTACTACCGGCCGCTGCTCATGCTGCTGTTCGGGACAGGCCTGCGCCTGGGCGAGGCGACCGCTCTGCGCGTCTCGGACATCCACCCCGAGTTCACGCCCGCGACGCTGACCGTCTCGCGCGCCTGGAAGAAGGGCGGCGGGTACGGGGCACCGAAGACCGCGGCCGGCCGCCGCACCATCGCCATCCCGGGCCCGGTCATGGAAGCGATCGGACCGCTGCTCGATCGCGAGCCCGGCGAGCTGCTGTTCGTGAACACCGCCGGCCGCCGCGTCCAGCAGGCTACCTTGCACGACCTGTGGCAGGGGTGGATCACCGACTGGATCTTCGACCGCGGGACTGGTGAGCGCACACGTCGGTCCCCGTCGCTCGGGAAGGTCCCCCGCATCCACGACCTGAGGCACTCCCACGCGGCGTTCATGATCGGCACCGGCATGTCGCTCTACGACCTCAAGCAGCGTCTGGGCCACGAGTCGATCCAGACGACGGCCGACACCTATGGCCACCTCATGCCCGAGGCCCAGGTCCAGGCCGAGCGCGCGGCCGCGCTCGCCTTCCCCGTCGCACCGATCGCCATCGAGTCCTAGCAGCCAACCCCGGCGGGCTCGGCGCCCGACACTGCGCCGTCCGAGTGAATCTACGGCGCAGTCTGTCCGGGTATAGCCCCAGTCGTCCCGTCCGAATGGTCACTCCTGGTTCCTAACCCCTGTCCGATGTCAGCGCTCACGTGCAGCATTCGTTGACCTCAGCAACGGCGCGAAGGGGGCCCATGTGGACGAGTACGAGGTGATGGAACGGCTAGGGGTGGCCGTCGTCGAAGTCGACGAGCTGTGCAGAGAAGGCTCCTACGTGCCCGGTCTGAACCTCGCCGTCGTGCGCCGCGGCCTCACTCCCGAGCGTCGCGAGGCGATCGGGGTCTGGCTCCTGGCGCGGGTACTTCTGGGGCCGGCAGATCCCGCTCGTTCGTGACATCTAGCACCGGGCTCCCCCCGGCGGGGCTATTGGGGGCGGCGTCTCGTTCATCGCCACCAGCTCCCTCCGCATGTCGCTCCCGCACGATGAGTCCGATGAGGCGACTGATCGCCTCCCGTTCCTCCTGTGTGAGCAACGACGATCCCGCCGGAGGGTCCCACTGGACCCCGACCGGGGGTGCCTCGTTCCGCAGTTCGTAGACCTTCGCCACGCTGATCCCCGCAGCCGCGGCGATCTTCTCTACGGAGCGCGGGCTGGTGCGGAAGCCAAGGACGACCCGTCGCGCGGTCTCGTGCGAGATGCCCGCCTTGGTGGCCAGCTTTCGGTACGAGGCCAACGAGGGCGGGCCCTCCAGGTACTGCAACCACCTGACCGGGATGTCGTCGCTCACGGGTCCTGACCTTTGCGTCTAGACAATGTGGTGTCTAACGGCAGATTAGACGCCCCGTCTACGAATCACACGGGTGTGACCTGGACTTTCACGCTCATATCGCCCCAACTTCACCCTTGACCGGTTAGACGCAGCCGTCTAACGTCCAACTTGACGGTTGACAACAACGACAGACAGGTGGATGCTCGTGGTCAGGAAGATTGAGAGGAGGTTCGACGTGGAACTCGTGTCCCGAGACGCTTTTCGCCGGTACATGGCGTACCGCGACCACTCCGCTCGGACCCTCGCCGACGCCGCCACCCGCCGCGGCGTTCCGACCTCCAAGGCCACCATCGGGCACCTGATGTCCGGCTTCGTCAAACAGACCCGGCCTGAACGGGCTAAGGCCATCTGCGAGGTCCTCGACGTCCCCGTCGACGCCCTGTTCGTGGTCCGGGTGTCAACCGTCCAGCGGGACGTGCCGCCCGCACCGCAGCCGACCAAAGGGATGACCCGATGAGCGCCGAACTCCTGACCGTCCCACAGGTGGCCGATCGGCTCGGCTTGACGGAGTACCAGGTTCGCCAGGAACACGCCCGCGGCGTCCTACCCGGGCGTCGACCCGGCCGGTTCCTGCGGTTCACGGACACCGACCTCGAGACGTACGTCGCGCGCATCGCTGTCGATCGCGGCGCGGGCCAGGCCTCCGGCCCCACGCGCCTCTCGCACACCCGCCGCCGGCGGTCCCTGTAACGGCCGCCCCAGCAACGCCGCACCGCCTGAACCCGCGCACCACCAACGAAGGGAACCACCATGCTCCGCCAGACGCCGATCCCCCAGACCTCGCCGTACCAGCTGGCGATCCTGCACGGCCTGCAGTCGAAGCACGTCTACCAGGGCACCGTCGCCCCGGTCGTCGTCGCCCACCGCCGCGCCGCGAACAAGGTCGCGCGCCGCTCCCGTCGCATCAACCGCGGCCGCTGAGCAAACACACCTCACAGACAGCGAGGGCCGGGCTCCCACTCCTGAGCACCCGACCCTCACCTACACCGAAAGGTTCGCACACCATGGACCCGATTCGCATCACCGGCGACACGGCCAAGGCCATCGCGACTCCGCCTACGCCGAAGGCCCTCGACATCTTGGCCCGGGCGGAGAAGCGGCTCCGGCCGATGATCGCCCGCGGCGCAGACCACACCACCGTCGTCGCCGTCTTCGCTACCTACGAGGCCATGTACCTGATGGCTTCCGCACCGACAGCCCCGGTCATCGACGACACGATGGCGCTCGTCGAGGCGGTGGCCTGATGGCCGCCGTCGCCCGGGCCGTGGGGTACGCCCTGTGCTTCTGCACAGACGGCCACCACGAAGAGCCCGAACGTGAGGGGTTCCGTGCGAACCGTGCCGACGTTGAGTCCGGCCTGCCGTATGCCCACCCGTCCGCTGGGCCGGTGCACCTGGTCCAGTCGACCCTGATCGTCACCGCGGTCGACGTCGCAGACCCGGCACTGGCTGCACACCGACGCGACCTCATCGCCAAGTTCGCGTCCACGTACGGCCTGCTCGACCCCGATGGTGCCGAGGTGACGGGCTGCGAGCACCGTGCCGTGGAGATCTGCGAGCGATGCACATCGGTCGTGGCGTCATGAGCTACTTCTCCGACCCGGTCCTGGACCGGCAGGACGAGGAGCGCCGCACCGTCCTTGCCGAGCACGTGATGCAGATCAGGCCCGGCCCGTACGGGTGGCACTGCGGCGTCTGCGACTGCGGCACCGAGCACGGCGCGTTCCGCCGCGCCTCCGACCTCGACCGTGAGCACGAGCGGCACATCGCGGTCGTGCTCGACGGCGAGGAGTCCGAGCTCGTCGACGCCGCCTGGGCCGCGCAGTGGAACAGCGAGGTCGACCAGCTCGCCGACCGGTTCCTGTCGGGCCCTCCCGGATCCCGTGTCCGCCAGTACGAGTCGCACGCCGTTCCCGACTACCCCGAGGGCGGCGAGGACGAGAAGCCTTGGGGTCCCGACTGCCGGTACGGCAAGCACACCGCCTGCTCGGGCACGGCGTGGGATGAGCACGCCGACGAGCTCGTCGGCTGCGGCTGCACCTGCCACGGGAGCGCGTCGTGAACGCGCCCCGGGTCCGGTTCGAGCCGCACTGGCAGCCGACCGAGATCGACGAGCCCACCCCCGGGTGGGTCGTGACCGTCGTGAACGACGGGCGCCCCGTGCACCGGTTCTTCCGCGGGCGCATGTCCGACCGGCGCGCGCAGCGGTACGCGGGCCGCGTCGCCCGCCGCACCTGCGCCGCGTGCGGTCACCACGGCGACACCGCGGTCGTGCCCGCGCTGCGCGCCCGCCTGTGCGCGACCTGCGACCACGCGTTCCACGCCTGGCACGCCGTCCGCCCGCACGTCCTGGCCATCGACTGGCCCGGCTGGGCGCACCACATCGGACCCCACCCTCACCGAAGGAGCGCCGCCTGATGGCCGCCATCGACCTCGCGCCCGGCTCGCCGGCGTGGACCCGCCTCATCACCGCATCGAAGGTCGCCGCGATCCTGGGTGTCTCCCCGGAGAACTGGGAGTCGAAGCGGTCCCTGTGGCTCAAGATGCGCGGGGACATTCCCTGGGACGACGGCCGCAACGTCGCCGAGAAGTCCCGCGGGCACTACCTCGAGAACGGCCTCATCGACTGGTGGGCCGACCAGCACCCCGAGATCGCCCGGGTCCGCCGCCAGCCGATCGTCACGAACCGGCGCCTGCCGTGGGCGGCCGCGACCCCGGACGCGATCGGCACCGGGATCGGCGCGCCGCTGTACCTCGACGCAAAGACGTCCCGCGACGACGCCGAGTGGGGCACGCCCGGCACCGACGAGGTGCCCGCGTACTACGCGGCGCAGCTGACCTGGGCGATGCACCTGTCGCACGGGCGCCGCGGCATGGCCGTGAAGACCGCGCACATCGCGCTGCTCACCCAGTTCCTCGACCTGCGCGAGTACGTCATCGAGTACGACGCCGAGCTCGGGCACGACATCGAGGACCAGTGCCGGGCGTTCCTGCGGTCGCTCGACGACCCGGATGCGATCCCGCCCGTCGACGGGTCCCAGGCCACGTGGCGTGCCGAGAAGCGCCGCCACCCCGACATCGACCTCGACAAGACCGTCGAGCTCGACGGGGACCTGGCCCAGGCGTTCGTCGACATCAAGGCCCGGGAGGCCGACGTGCGGGCCGTGCAGTCCCGCCTCCGCGAGGTCATGGGCGACGCCCGCCTCGCCACCTACGGCGGCGTGACCATCGCCCGCCGCCAGCCGAACGCGCACGGCGTGACCCTCATGCCCGTCGCCAAGGCCATCCCCACTACCAAGGAGCAGCACGCAGCATGAGCACCGAACTGACCGTCCCCGGCGCCGCCGGCACGGTGTCCCTGATCCAGCAGACCGCGCTCGAGCTGACCGCGGCCCACCAGATCGCCTCGGCCATCGCGGGCACGTCGTTCGTCCCGCAGCACTTCCGTGGGAAGCCCGACGAGTGCGCCGTCGCGATCCTGTACGGCGCGACCATCGACTTCGACCCCGTCACCGCGATCCAGCAGATCTACGTGATCGGCGGCAAGCCCGCCCTGTACGCGCGCGCCATGGTCGCCGTCGTCCTGTCCAAGGGCCACGACATCTGGGTCGAGGAGGAGGCGCCCGGCAAGGTCACCGTCGCCGGCCGACGCAAGGGTTCCGACCGGGTCCAGAAGATCACCTGGACGACCGAGGACGCGCGCCGCGCGGGCTACACCTCGAACAAGAAGTACGACACCGACCCGCGGGCCATGCTGTACGCCCGCGCCTCGGGTGACATCGCCCGCCGCATCGCGCCCGACGCACTGATGGGCATGGCCTACACGGTCGAGGAGCTCGAGCTCGGCATCACCCCCGAGTCGGCTGCGGCGCGGTCCGAGCGCTCGGGGGTCTCGCGGCTACGCGCAGCGGTCCCGCCGAAGGACGAGGTCGACGAGGCGTTCGAGACCCCGGCGGCGGATGCCGACGAGGCGACGTCGACGGAGGCCGTCGTGATGATGACGGCGTACCAGAACCGCCAGATGCACGCCCTGTTCCGCGACCTCGGCATCGACGACGAGACGGTCCAGCGTGCGGGGATCTCGAAGTCGCTCGGTCGCGAGGTGGAGAGCAAGAAGTCGCTCACGCAGGCCGAGGCCGCGTTCATCATCGACGCGCTCAAGGCCCGCAAGTCGCAGCAGGAGACCACGCCGGTGCCGGCCGACGACGTCGAGTGGCCCGAGGTCGCCGAGCCCGGATCCGAGGTCGCCTGATGGGCGCCCCGTGGTGGGAGGGCCCGCTCGTCGGGTTCGACCTCGAGACCACCGGCCCCGACCCCGAGACCGCGCTCATCGTGACCGCGTGCGTCGTCGTCGACATCCCGGGTGGGGAGCCCGTGGTCATGAACTGGCTCGTCGACCCCGGCGTCGAGATCCCCGAGGGCGCGACCGCCGTGCACGGAATCACGACCGACCACGCACGCGAGCACGGCCGGCCCGCCGTGGCTGCCGTCTCGCGGATCCTCGAAGTCCTGCGTTCGCAGCCGCACCCGCTGGTCGCGTTCAACGCCGCCTACGACTTCACGGTCCTGGACCGCGAGGCTCGCCGCCACGGACTGGCCCCGCTCGACCCGGACCGGGTCATCGACCCGTTCGTCCTGGACAAGAAGGTCGACCAGTACCGGCGCGGCAAGCGGACCCTGGCCCGCTGCTGCGAGATCTACGGCGTCGAGCTGCTCGACGCGCACACCGCCGAGGCTGACGCCCTGGCCGCCGTGCACGTCGCGCGTGCGATCGCCCGGGAGTACCCCGGCGCCCCGGAGGACGCGGCCGAGCTGCACCGTCGGCTCGTGATCTGGCGAGCCGAGCAGTGCCGGTCCCTGGTCCACCCGGTCCGTCAGCTCGCCGGGATCGGCGGTGCGGCATGACCGGCCACCGCCCGATCCCTGACCCAACCGGCGACCGGCGGGCCCAGCTGCTCGCCGCGCTCGAGTTCGGTGTCTGCCCCCTCGTCTCGTCGAACGACGAGGACGGTGCGGCATGAGCGCGGACCGTCTTCCCCAGGACATGCAGGACGCCCTCGACTCCGCGATCAAGCGCGAGCTGCGCGCCGAGGACGCCTGGGAGGACGAGCGTGACGCCGCGTACCGGCGTGCACGTGGCCTCGGAGCCGCGTTCGTCCTCGTAGCCGCCGTCATCTTCATCGCGGCGCTCACGACCGTGGTCGCCGTCATCGTGGATGCGCTGCTGTGAGCGCCTTCGGAGACCCGCGCCTCCCCCAGCGGTTCTGGGACAAGGTCGCCGTCAACGCCGAGACCGGGTGCTGGGAGTGGACCGCGAGCCTCAACGGCTCCGGCTACGGCCAGTTCGGGATCAACCACCACCCCGTGCTCGCGCACCGACACGCGTTCTCGACACTGGTCGGCCCCATCGGCCCCGGGCTCGACCTCGACCACCTCTGCCGCGTGCGGCTCTGCTGCAACCCCGCTCACGTCGAGCCCGTGACGCGCCTTGAGCACGTCCACCGTTCGCCGTACGTGATCTCAGCCCAGAACGCCGCCAAGACGCACTGCCCGGCGGGTCACGAGTACGACGAGCTGAACACGCTGCGCAATGCGCAGGGGCACCGGTTCTGCCGCGCATGCAAGCGCGCGTCGACACGGCGCTCCCGCGCCGCCCGGGCGCTCGCCGCCACGGCCCTTGCTGGCGTCGCCCTGGTCGGCCTCTCGCTGCCCGCGGCGGCCGGCGGGGACCACGACGGAACGATCCGGCTCGGCTGGGTCCTGCCTGACGGCGGTACGCCTGCCCGAGTTACGTGGCCGCAGCCGGTGTTCACCGGCCAGTGCGGCGTCTGGGTCCAGTGGGACCTCTACCCGTACAGCACGGACGCGGAGCGCGCCCGCACCGACGCCCTGCTCGACGACGGCCTCCTCACGTACGGCGAGGACCACGGGTGGGCGAAGTCCTGGACCTTCGAGGAGCAGCCGCCATGCGTGACACCGACCCAGTCCCCCAGCCCGACACAGAGCCCGACGCCTACAGCGACGGCGGAGCCGAGTGCGACCCCGACACCATCCGTGACGGCCTCCGAACCTGCCCCCGAGCCGACTGCGCCCAGCCCATCACCGACCGGCCCTTCCCCTTCTGCGCCCACCTCACACCCATCGAGCTCGCCTACCTCGACTCCATCCCCCACCAGCGTGCCGACCGACTCCCCGTCGCCGTCGACCACGTCTTCGGTCCCGAGCCCGACGCCGACATCCGGCGTGCCCTCGGCGACGCCCTCGGACGGTCCTGAACCGTCCGCACACGTCCTCGCCGTCACTGGCGTCGACCCAGGCGTCGGCCTCATGGCCGTCGCGATCCTCTCCGTCCTCGGCGTCATCTGCTGGGGCCTCTCACGAAAGGCACGATCGTGACCACTCCCACGAGCGAGCCCGAACCGCTCCTCACACCGGGCGAAGTCGCCCACCTGTTCCGCGTCGACCCGAAGACGGTCACGCGCTGGGCCCAGGCTGGCAAGCTCCCGTGCCTGCGGACCCTCGGCGGACACCGCCGCTTCCGCGACCGGGACGTCCGCGCCCTCATCGCCTCCACCACGAGCGGGGGTGCGCGATGAGCGCCTTCTCCGGCCCCCAGGGCAAGGGCTCGGCCCGCGCGCACCGCGAGGTGAAGCGTGCTGAGGCGGAGTCCCGCGCCGACCTGTTCGACGCCGAGGTCCTACGCGTCATGTTCGAGCAGAACGTGGAGCGTCCGACCGCGCGTCGCGTCGTCATGGCGACGCGACGCATGGACCGGCACCTCGCCGCACGGCAGGCGGTGGCGGCATGAGCCCGAGCGCCCGCGTCCTGAGTGGCGTCTTCCTCGAGTTCGAGGGCCAGCCCGTCTCGGCGTCCGGACTGTTCTGGGGCGAGTTCGCGCCGTGCGGCTGCCTCTGCGGCGCCATGACCGTCGACCGCGGGAACGGCGACGTCCTGCTCACCGCCGACCAGGCGCGCCTCGACATGAACGCCGGGATCAAAGCGCTCGCCGAGCGCAACGCCGAGGACGGGTTCGTGTTCCGGCTCATGTCCCAGGAGCAGTACCGCGCAACCCCCTTCGGATGCGAGCACGAACCGAAGTGGGGTGTCGTCGAGATCAAGGCTCCCGAGGGCCACGCGTGGGCCACGACCGACCGGTGGCACTCCGGCCGCAGGACCCGTCGCCGACACATCGTCCCCGAGGCTGCGGTCGACGCCTGGGCCGATGTCCCGCCCGCCCTCTGTGGCGCGGTCCGCTCGCGCCACGCCGCCTCGTGGAGCACAGACCGAAGCCACACCTCGGACACCGTGACGTGCCGCAAGTGCGAAGCGGCGGTGGCGGCATGAGGTACACGACCCGGCCCCTGTCCGACCGGACGTGGCTGCGCGCCGACGACGAGCGCACGCGCTCGCAGTTCAAGGTCTCGTGGTCCCAGGCGTCGGACCTCCTCGAGCGCGAGCTCGAATGGATCGACGGGCACGACCTCGTCATCGAGATCGACATCCGCGAGCAAGACCTACGCCTCGACGGGATGCTCCGGGCCAACGCGAAGCCCATCGGCGCGCCCGCGGTCGTGGTCGCCTTCGAGTCGCAGCACGGCCCGCTGCTCTACCGCTCGGACGCCTACGGGTGGGGCTCCTGGGGCTCGTCCATGGAGGTCTGGCAGCACAACGTCTACGCGGTCGCGAAGACCCTCGAAGCGCTCCGCGCGGTCGACCGGTACGGTGCCGCCCGCTCCGGCGAGCAGTACCGCGGCTACCGGCAGATCGGCCGCGGCCCCGCGATCGTCACCGACGCGCCCATGACCGCCCGGCGCGCGGCGGAGATCCTGGTCCGCGGAGCACGGGTCAACACCTCCGAGCGGACGCGCGAGCACGACGTCGACGCGTTCCTCGACGGCGACCTCGACCGCGACTCCGTGATCCGGCTCGCGAAGCGGAACACCCATCCCGACACAGCGTGGCCCGGCATCCCGGTCTCGTTCGACGAGGTCCAGCGTGCGGCCGCTCACCTGCGAGGTGAGCGATGACCTACGACGAGCAGGTCGCCGCCGCGATGCAGGACCCGACGGTGGTTCGCGCCCGCGAGGTCATGGCCGAAGCGCGCGCCGCGTTCGACGAGGCCGACCACGCGAACCGCCGCCACCAGTGTGCGCCCGCCGACTGGGCAGCCGCGTCCGGCCGACTCGACACCGCCACCGCCGCCTACAACCGGGCGCTCACCGCCGCCACCGTCCGCACCGCCGAAGGGACCCGACCATGACCACGACGACGACCGCCGTCGGCCTCTACGACCTCGTCGACAGCGACGCCCTCGCGGCCGCGCTCGCCGACGGGTACGTCCGGGTCCGGACCCACCCGACCGACCCGACCCTGCGCATCCTGAACTACACCGAGAAGGCCCAGTACGAGCACGTCTGGACGAACGAGACGCAGACCTGCCGAGGCCTGATCGTCGACGGCGACGACACCGTGATCGCCCGCCCCTGGTCGAAGTTCTTCAACTACGGCCAGCACCCCGAAGGCACCCTCGACCTGACCGCGCCGGTCGAGGTCACGGACAAGCTCGACGGGTCCCTCGGGATCCTGTACCCCGGCCCGGACGGGTGGGCGATCGCGACTCGCGGCTCGTTCGCGTCCGAGCAGGCCGAGCACGCCACCGCCGTCCTGCGCGACCGGTACGCGACGTTCGAGCCCGCCACCGGGTGGACCTACCTGTTCGAGATCATCTACTCCGCGAACCGCATCGTCGTCGACTACGGCACCACCGACGACCTGCTGCTCCTGGGCGCTGTCCGGATCAGCGACGGGCAGGCATTCGGCCCGCTCGACGTCCCGGACTGGCCCGGGCCGCGCACGGCGTCGTTCGCTGCCGGCACCCTCGCTGAGGCCCTGACCCTCGCGCCGCGGCCGAACGCCGAGGGCGTCGTCGTCCGGTTCCACGCGACCGGGCTGATGGTCAAGCTCAAGCAGGACGACTACGTCGCCCTGCACCGGCTCGTCACCGGCCTGTCGGAGAAGTCCGTGTGGGAGCACCTGTCGGCCCACGACGGCGCCTACACCGAGCTGCTCGCCGCGATCCCCGACGAGTTCCACGGGTGGGTCCGCGAAGTCGCCGAGCGGCTGCGCGGTCAGCACTGGCTGATCGTGCAGCGCGCACAGGTCGCGCACGACGCCACCGTCGCCCAGGTCGGCGCCGAGAGCCGCAAGGCCTACGCGCTCGCCATCCGCGACAGCGACCCCGACCTCGCCCCGTACTGCTTCCAGCTGCTCGACGGCCGCGACCCCTCGCAGGCCGTGTGGCGCGCCATCAAGCCCGTCGGGTTCACCCCGATGATGCACACCTCGGAGGACGTCGCGTGACCCTCATCATCACCCGCGGATACCCCGGGTCCGGGAAGACGACCTACGCCCAGGCGTGGGTCGCGGAAGACCCCGAGCAGCGCGCCCGCGTCAACCGGGACGACCTGCGCGGCAACCTCTACTGCCAGCACCAGGGCCTCACCTTCGCCCAGGAGCAGACCATCACGGCCGCCCAGCACGCCGCCGTTCGGGCACTGCTCACGGCTGGCCGCGACGTGATCGTCGACGACACCAACCTGCGCCTGCGGCACGCCCGCAACTGGGCCGACCTCGCCGTCGAGAAGGACGTGCCGTTCGTCGTGATCGACGTCGACACGCCCGTCGACGAGTGCATCCGCCGTGACGCCAACCGTGCCCGCGTCGTGGGTGAGCGGGTCATCCGCGACATGGCCGCGCGCTTCCGGTTCCCGCTCCCCCCGGTCCTGCCGTCGGAACGCACTGCCGAGACCCCGCCCGCGGCGTACGAGGCGAACCTGTCCTTGCCGCCCGCCTGGATGGTCGACGTCGACGGGACCCTCGCCAACATGGGCGAGCGGTCCCCCCACGACATCACCCGCGTCCTTGAGGACACCTGCCACACGGTGATCGCCGACCTCGTGGGCCTCCTCGGCGCCACCGGCGCCTCGATCGTCGTCATGTCCGGGCGCGACGAGGGCTGCCGCGCCGACACCGAGACGTGGCTTGAGCACAACCTCGGCGACTACGCCGCCCTCCACATGCGACCAGCCGGCGACGGCCGCGCCGACTACATCGTCAAGGCCGAGCTCTTCGACCAGCACGTGCGTGACCGGTGGAACGTCGTCGGGGTCCTCGACGACCGGGACCAGGTCGTCCGCATGTGGCGGGCGATGGGCCTGACGTGCCTGCAGGTCGCCGAGGGGAACTTCTGATGAGCGCGAACCTGACGATGACCGACCTGTTCTGCGGCGCCGGCGGGAGCTCGACGGGCGCCGTGTCCGTCCCGGGCCTGACGGTGCGCCTCGCGGCGAACCACTGGGACCGGGCGATCGAGACGCACAACGCGAATCACCCGGACACGGACCACCTGCAGGCCGACATCTCCCAGACCGACCCGCGGTACATCCCGTCCACGGACATCCTCTGGGCCTCGCCGGAGTGCACCAACCACTCCCGGGCCAAGGGCCGCAAGAAGATCTTCCAGGCCGACCTGTTCGGCGACACCCTGCCTGACGCCGCCGCCGACCGGTCCCGCGCGACGATGTGGGACGTCGTGCGCTTCACCGAGGCGCACATGTACCGGGCGATCCTCGTCGAGAACGTCGTCGAGGTCGTCGACTGGGCGCCCGACGGCGCCCCGGTCGGGGTCCTGTTCGATGCGTGGCTCTCGACGATGCTCGCGATGGGCTACCAGCACCGCATCATCTCGATGAACTCGATGCACGCCCAGGCCCACGGGCTCCCGGCGCCGCAGTCCCGGGACCGGGTGTACATCGCGTTCTGGCGCAAGGGCGAGCGCGCCCCGGACTTCGAGCACATGCAGCGGCCGCGCGCGTACTGCCCCAGCTGCACCGAGGTCGTCGAGTCGATCCAGACGTGGAAGCGCCCCGGCACCCGCACGGGCCGGTACCGCTCGCAGTACGTCTACCGCTGCCCGAAGCACTCCTGCCGTGGGCAGATCGTCGAGCCCGCGTGGCTCCCGGCGTCGTCGATCATCGACTGGTCCCTGCCCGGGACCCGCATCGGTGACCGCGACAAGCCCCTGGCGGACAAGACGATGCGCCGCATCCAGATGGGCATCGACCGCTACTGGTCGCCGGTGCTGCTCGAGGAGAAGGGCAACGGGTACGACGCCGCGGACCCGAAGCACCCGAGGTTCATGGACCCGTCGTCCTACTACCGGGCGTGGCCGCTCGACGATGTCACCCGCACCATGCACACCCGTGAGTCCAAGGCCCTGGCCTACGACCCGGTGATGGTCCCGGTCGAGGGCCGGGAGGGGAAGCAGCCCGCGTCGATGCTCTACCCGATGCGGACCATGACCACCCGGTCCGAGACGGGCATGGCCCTGCCGCCGTTCCTCACCGAGCTCCGCGGCGGCGGCTCCACCGTCCGGGCGTCGTCCGACCCGCTCTCCACGGTCACGGCGTCCGGCCGCCACCACGGGCTCGTCGTGCCCGCGGGCGGCACGTGGAACGACGACGCGCGCCCGACGAGCGACCCGCTGCGCACCCTGCACACGCGGGAGGCCTACGGGCTGGTCATGCGTCACAACGAGGGCGGCGCCGAGATGACGACGCCCGACTACGAGCCCGTCCGGACGCTCACCACGGGCGGCCACCAGTCGGTGCTGCAGGGCCAGACGGTGAACATCGAGGACGTCCGGTTTCGGATGCTCGAGCCCGGCGAGATCAAGCAGGCCATGGCGTTCCCCGCCGACTACGTCATGGTCGGCAACCGCCGCGAGCAGGTGAAGCTCTCGGGCAACGCCGTCACCCCGCCGGCCGCGCGCGACCTCGTCGCGACCGTGGTCGCCGCCATCACCGGGGAAGCCGCATGACCAGGACCGCCCCAGACCGCATCGGGGCCTCGCCCGTGCCCGCCATGACCCAGCTCGAGCCGCTCATCGCGACGGACCCGGCCGTGTGCCGGGCGGCCGCACTGACCGTCTGCCAGGCGGCCACCAACCTCGACGACGCCCGCCGGCTCCTGGCCGCCCTGGGCCTGGACCAGGAGGCCCGCGCATGAGCTTCACCCTGCGGGAGACCGAAGACGGCACGCACACGCTGATGTGCGACGCATGCGGGGCGTCCAAGACGTCCCTGTGGCGGGTGCCCGTGCTCGCCGACTGGCGACGCGCGCACACGTGCACACGGCCAAGAGAGGAGCGCGCGTCATGAGCTTCATGTCACCGATCCCCTTCGAGACGGTCTGTGAGGACGAGGACGGGGAGTTCGGCCGCACCTCCGGGTTCCACCTCTTCGGGCACGGGCACACCATCGACGACGTCGAGCTCTTCCTGCACAGCCAGGTCGAGGGTGAGTACGACTACGACTGGGAGGCCGGCCTCCGCGAGTGGGAGGTCACCGAGACGTGGGTCCGCAAGGTCCCGTGCGGCTACGGCATGCGGTACGTGTACGCCAGCGGACCAGGGCGTGGCGCGACCGCGGTGACCGCGCTCAGCGAGCCCTGGGGCTGGGACCGCTGGTGCACCCACCACCTCGACGAGCGCGCCTGTGTGGGCATCCCCGCCGGGCGGTTCATCGATGGTGAGACGTACGTGGCGCGACGGCTCGAGCAGATCGCCACCGAGATCGACCCTCGGCGAGACGTCGACGACCGTAACGGCGGGACCGTCTACTACTGCCGCCCGTGCAGCAACGCCTACAGCGAGCGCGAGCGTGCCGCCCGTGCTCTCGCCATGGCGGCCGCGTCATGACCACGAACCGCATCGGGTTCATCCCGTCCCTCGTCTGGCTGGTCCGCGCGTGGGCGCTCGTCGTCAAGGCGATCGCCTACCGCGCCCTCGGGAAGGAGCTCCGATGAGCGTCCTCGACGACCTCGAGACCCCCAAGGCGAGCGACCGCACCATCACCGAGGACCTCATGGCCCGGCTGCAGCGGCACTACATCAAGCCGTCCGCGCCACTGCCCGGTGGGGTGTTCCTCCCCGAGGTCGGGTGGAACGGCGGCGTCCACCCGAGCCGGTGCGACGCCCTGTTCATCGGGTTCACCGGATCGTCCGGGCGGATGCTCGTCGGCCACGAGGTCAAGGCCTCCCGCTCCGACTGGCTCAACGAGCTGAGCAAGCCCGGCAAGGCCGACGCGTGGGCCGATCAGTGCCACGAGTGGTGGCTCGTCACCGCCCCGGGCATCGTGCACCCCGGCGAACTGCCTGCTGGCTGGGGTCACATGGTGCCCGGCCCGAGCAGGACCCGCATGCGCGTCGTCACCCCGGCGCGACGCCGGCCCGACACCCACTCACCGTCGTGGGACGCGACGCGGTCGATCATCGCCAGACTCGACACCCTGCAGAGCCAAGCGCGCGCGGCCATCCGCGACGAGGAGCGGCAGCGCGTGGCCGACGAGCTCGCGGCCGCCGCCGACGCCGAAACCAAGTGGATGGAGGCCAGCCGCGCCCAGACCGACAGCCTGCGCCAGCGCCTCAAGGTCGTCGAGGACGCCCTCGGGGTCCAGCTCGTCACCCACGACGAGGGCAGCCTCCACACCGCAGGCCCCGACCGGCTCACGGACCTCGCGGCGCTCCTGGCCCACCACACCGAACTGCAGGGCGCGGTCGACGCACTGGCCGACCGGTACGGACGCACCGACCTCACCAACGTCCGCAAGGCCCTCGACGACCTCGAGGCCGGGCTGCGCCGAGCGCGCGCGGGCCTGCCCGCCACCGCCCCGGATCGGAGGCGCTGGTGATGGTCCACCTCTCCGTCGTCTCCGCACCGCGCGAGCTGCCGCGCGCGTGGGACGGGCGCACCGTCATCTGGGGGCCGTGGCACGACGTGCGCACCAGCCTCGTGTGGCACCTGCCGCCCGCAGACTTCGCGTGCCCCGCCTGCGGCCTCATCGAGGAATCACCCTGCGCCGTCGGCACCGTCCGGCCCCTGCCCGGTGAGACCACCACCGTGCAGCACGAGAAGCGCCTGCCGTCCGGGCGCACTTACTGGCGCACCGAGACCCGCGCCGCGACGCCCGTGCTCGCCCTGTTCGCACGCCGCTGCACCGGCTGCGGCCACGACCAGGTCCACGACCGCCGCACCGACGAGGTCTGGGACCTCGACGACAGCGACTACGGCCCCGAGGGCTCCACCCACGTCGAAGGGAGCCTCTGGTGACCACGTTCACCGCCCGCTACCCGGGCCGCTGCGCCGCCGCCTGCGGGCAGCCCATCGAGCCCGGCGACACCGTGCATTACGTCGACGACGAGCTCGTGCACGTCGACTGCCAGCCGCCCGCACCCGAGAAGCCCGCCGTCGTGTGCACCACCTGCTGGCTCACTCAGCCCTGCGACTGCGAGGACGCCTGATGCGCATCCGCTCCACCAAGCCCGAGTTCTGGCGCTCCGAGCGCGTCGCCTCCGTCACCTGGGACGCCCGGCTCGTCCTCAAGGGCCTCGAGTCGTACGTCGACGACAACGGCGTCGGCAAGGACGACCTCGCCCTCATCGTCGGCGACCTGTTCCAACGCGACCTCGTTCGCGAGCCCTCGCGAACCCTCGCGAGGGTGTCCGAAGCCCTCACCGAGCTCGAAACCGCCGGTCTCCTGTGGCGATACGACGGCGCAGGCACCCCGCTGCTCTACGTGGCCTTCTGGGAGTCGTTCCAGCGCATCGACAAGCCCGGCAAGGGACGTTTGCCCAGGCCAGACGGCACAACCGAGTACGGCTCGTCCGAGATTCGCGAGACCCTCGCGAGCCCTCGCGAAACTTCGCGAGCCCTCGCGCCTGGAACAGGGGAACAGGGGAACAGAGGAACAGGGCAGAAAGACTCTCCGTCACCGGCTCCGCCGGCGACGCCGCGCGCCACCCCGATCACCCACGGGTTCGACCAGTTCTGGGAGCAGTACCCCCGCAAGGTCGGCAAGCAGGCAGCCCGGACCGCCTACGGCAAGGCCACCAGAACGGTCACACCCGCGAAGCTCCTCGCAGCAGCACACCGGTACGCCCAAGACCCGAACCTCCCCGAGAAGGAGTTCATCCCCCACCCCTCGACCTGGCTCAACGAGGGCCGCTGGGACGACGAACCACTGCCCGCCCGCTCAACCGGCCCCGGCGGTGCCCGACCAACCGGCGTGTCCGCCTGGGACCGCTCGTACACCCGGGGGCCAGCATGACCATCCCCCACGACGAAGCCGAGAAGCACATCCTCGGCTCGCTGCTGAACCGCCCGGCGCTCGTCAGCGACGTCGTCGAGATCGTGCAGCCCGCCGACATGTACGCCCCTCGGCACGAGGTCATCTACCGGTCGATCATCACCATGGACGCGCGCGGCCTCGCGATCGACCCGCTCACCGTCGGCGAGTACCTCACTGGCACCGGAGAACTCGCAGCAGCAGGCGGCGCCCTCTACCTCGCCGACCTGTACGCGACACCCCCAGCCACATCCAACGCGCCCTACTACGCGCGGATCGTCGCCGAACACGCCACCCGCCGCCGCCTGCACGCCGCCGGCACGCGCATCGTCCAGCTCTCCGCCTCCGGCGAAGGCGACGTCGCCGAGATCGTCGAACAGTCCCGCGCCGAAGTCGACGCCGTCTCCGCCACCGCAGCAGCCACCGTCACGTACGTCGGCGACACCATCGACGACACCCTCGACGCCCTCGAACAGCCCTCACCCGCCACCCCGACCCCCTGGACCGACCTGAACGACATCATCGGCGGCTGGCGCCCCGGAGCCCTCTACGTCGTCGGCGCCAGGCCCGGCATCGGCAAGACCATCGTCGGCATCGAAGCAGCCATCGGCCTCGCCGAACGCGGCCACGTCGCCTTCTCCTCCCTCGAGATGCCCCGCGACGAGCTCATGCACCGGATCCTCGCCCACCAAGCACTCGTCCCGATCAACCGCATGGACTCCCGCACCCTCACCGACGACGACTGGCGCAAGATCGCCGGAGTCCGCGCCGCCATCGGTGCGATGACCGTCGCCATCGACGACCGCGGCGCCGTCACCACCACCGATGTCCGGGCGCACGCCCGCACCGTCAGCCGTCGCGGGCCCCTCGTCGCCGTCATCGTCGACTACCTGCAACTCATGGCCTCACCACGCGGCGAACGCCGCCCCAGGCACGAAGTCGTCGCGGACTACTCCCGGCAGCTCAAGCTCCTCGCGAAGGAGCTCGCCTGCCCCGTCATCGCCCTGTCCCAGCTGAACCGGGCCTCGGAGAACCGGCAGGACAAGCGCCCCTCCCTCGCGGACCTTCGCGAATCTGGCGCGGTCGAACAGGACGCCGACGTCGTGCTGCTGCTCCACGAGCACGAGGAAGACGACACGGCGATCGACGTCCTCATCGCGAAGAACCGTCACGGAGCCCGCGGTTCTGTGGAGCTCACTCGCCGGGGCTGGTTCTCCCGGATGGACACGGCGCAGTGGTCGCCCACGCGGGCGCTGAACTCGCAGCCGCCGCAGGGCGGTCCTCGGTGACCCAAGGAATGTCTGGTAGTTACACACACCCCATGGAGGTAGTGATGAACGCGAAGGACAGCAGGGATGCAGGGTCGGGCCGGTTCGTGAAGCCGGAGTACGCGGCTGAGCACCCGGAGACGACCGTCACCGAGACGCGGGACCAGCCGGTCCTCACCGTCAAGGCATGGCTCGACTGCGCGATCTCGAACCTGAACAACACGCACGAGAGCGACCTGAGCAAGCGCATCAACCTCGCCGACGACGCGATCCGTGCTGCGCTCGACCTCCTGGGGGCGGGCAGGTGAGCGCGATCGACGGCGCCACGACGCCGAGCCAGGAAGGTGCGTACCCGGTGACGCCCGGAGAGTTCGCGGCCGACTGGAACTCGTGGGACGAGCGCGTCCGTACGGCCTACGCCGAAGGCTGGCAAGGGGCGCTAGACGCCTTCGTCCGTGAGCTCGACGCGAAGGAGGAGGTGCGGCCGTGAGCGCAACCACGCACCCGATCCAGATGTGTGACCACGAGGAAGGCTGCGACCAGTGGGAGCTGGACACCGAGGCGACAGGTGGGCGCTACGTGGTCCCCGAGGCTGACCCGCTGTTTACGTGGAAGGTCGACCGGACCAAGGACGAGGCGTTCTGCCCCGAGCACGCGAAGGAGGTGCGGCCGTGAGCGGCGACCAGCAGCGGGAGGCGGTGGCGCGGGCGCTGTTCCTGTCCGAGATGGACCCCGTGACGCCGGAAGTTGGCGAGGACATGTGGGGGCGCATTCTTGCCCGCCACCCGGAGACGGAGTGGCACAAGCAGGCCGACCGGTTCCTCGCCGCCCTGGCCGCTCTCGCCCCGGTGCAGCCGACGGCCTGGACCGTGACGACGACTCAGGAGGGTCCGGCGCACGTCCGCCTGGAGTACGCAGGGCGGCCCATCCTGACGGGCTACGTCCACCCCGAGCCGCCCGCCCCGGTGCAGCCCTTCCCGCTGATCGCCCCCGCAGTCGACCCGCTCAACCCCACCCCCGAGACGGAGGACTTCGATGCCTGACGACCAGCTGGTGAGGCTCGGCCCGGCGCAGACCCGTGCCGAGCTCGAGCACGTCGAGCCCACCGCCGAGGACCTGGCCTACACGCCCGACACCGACGCGGTCCTCACGAACTACGTCGTCGCCATGCGCATCAACGGGCGCCCCGGCATCGACCCGCACCGGGCGTTCCGCAGGTGGCTCGCGAAGCACGACGCCGAGGTGGCTGCGAAGGCGCTGCGGGACGCGGCGGCCTACGCGGGCGGCGGGCCGTACTGGTTCGGCACCAGCGATCGAGAGTTCCTGCGGGAACGCGCTGACCGGATCGAGCGAGGCGACACGTGAGCACGCGCGCAAAGGTCAACCCCGACGGTCCATGCGCGAAGTGCGGGCTGCCGCACCTCACCTGGCGTGGTGGCCCCGCCTGCACCGGCCACAAGTCCGAACGCGACGCCAGCGGCAACCTCGTGCCCTGCACCAAGGACCCCCGCAAGGGCGCCACCAAGTGCGGGTTCCACGGCGGCAGCAGCCCCAACGCCCTCGCCGCCGCGCAACGCCGACTCGACGAAGAAGCTGCCTCGAAAGCCCTCGCGCGCGGCCTCGCCGAGGCCTACGGCGACGATGTCCCCGAGATCGACCTCGCCGAAGCGATGCTCAAGGCAGTCGCCTGGAAGTACGCGGAGTGCGTCGCCCTGCGCCGTCAGGTCGCCCAGCTCGACGACTCGCAGCGGGTGTGGGGCACGACGAAGTCGGAGCAGATGGCGGGGCACGGCGACATCGACGACGCCCCGGAGGACAAGGGCCCGGCGACGAAGATCACCGCCGCTGCGGGCGCGAACATCTGGTGGCAGATGCTCCGCACCGCGGAGGACCAGCTCGTGAAGTTCGCGGCCTCCGCCCGCTCGGCAGGCTGCGACGAGCGTCGTGTGCGCCTGGCCGAGCAGCAAGGCGACATCGTCGTGGACCTCATCCGCCGCATCCTCGACGGCCTCTACCGCGCCCTCCTCGCCGCCGGCCTCACCGACGACCAGCTCCGGGACGCCTGGCAGGCCGCCATCGCCGACATCGTGCCCCGCGAACTCCGCAGCATCGCCGGTGACTAATGTCCGGCGAGTCACTAGACAGCACCACCCGGGCGGACGTAGTTTCACCGCGAGACCCCAGGAGGCACCCTGTGAACGTCCTCGACCTGACACCAGCCCACGTGGGCGAACGTGTCACCCTCACCCACCCCAACTGGACCGTGACCGGCCGCCTGAACGGGGTGCAGACCGAGACGGAGTCCGTCGAGGACCGGGCACTGACGGACCTCGAGTCGACGCCCGTGCCAGGCCGGACGACCACGATCGTTGCGGTGGGCCCCTGGTATGCGGGCCTGACCGACCCGTCCCGGGTGGACGTCCGGTTCGCGGGCGGCGTCGTCACCGGGAAGGTGAACGGGCTGTGACCACCACCATCGAGTACCTCCGGGACCTCATCGCCGGTCACGACCGCGGCGAGTGGACCGCCGACCAGGTCGTCGAGCAGCTCCGGGCCGCGGTCGCACCCGAACGCCTCGAGGTCGGGCGCTCGTTCCGGGACCTGCAGACCACCGGGCTCCTCTGGTACCTCAACCGCACCGCCCTGTGGCCCCGCGGGCTCGCGCTCGCGCTGTACGTCGAGGCCGAGACGGGCCTCGACGACGGGGTCGTCCTCGGGTGGGACATCACCGGGGACGGCGTCGACCCGATCACCTCGGACGGTGACGAGCGCGCGAAGCTCGCAGCCGTCGAGCAGCTCTTCGCGCTGGCGACCTACGACCGTGAGGCGGGCGCCCAGTGAGCACGCCGCTGCCGGACCTGCCGGGCACCCTCACCCTCGACGAGGTCAAGGCCGTCGTCGCCGCCTTCGGGTGGAAGCTCACCATCGAACCCGCCGCGACGACTACCCCACCGCCCGGGTTCAGCACAGGCGCGGTGGTCGTCCGATGATCAGCGAAACCCGCAGCTGCGGCGCCAGCATCGTCATCGACTACACGGCGATCACCACCCGCGACGCCGACAACACCGGCTACCGGAACGTCGCCGAGGAGAACGCCGTCGCCACTTGGCGGGCCATGCACCAGCACCAGGTGGCGACGCGGTTCACCGCGGAGGGTGTGGAACCGGGACTGCGTCCGCACGGGGCGCACTCATGAGCCCCCGCCCGGTCGACCTCACCGCAGGCCGCGTCACCTGGTTCCCCATCACCAACCCCGACGCACTCGTAGACGACGGCGCCGGCCGCCTCGTCGCGATGAACGCCGACGGGGTCGCCTACGGCATCGACATCACCCAGCACATCGTCGTCGGGTTCCTGTCACCAGCCGCTGTTCCTGCGGGGGCTGACGCTCCCGACACCACCCCGGGGCACGACGCGGCTGACCCCGCGCCGGAGACAGGTGACCCGGTTGAGGATGCGGCCTCGGGCTTGTCCCCCGCGGCCCCGCCGCCCCCGCAGGACCGCCCATGACCGCCGACCAGCCGCGCCTCATCTTCCTGCCGCTCACGACGACACTCGACGAGGTCTTCCTCACCGACGCCGGCATCACCCGCGTCACCGATCTGACGTGCGAGGCCGCGGTGCGCGCGGGCGACGACTGGGCGTACATGTGGCTGCCCTCCGTCTGGTGGCACCCGCAGTCGCACGTCGTCATCACCGACGAGGACATGCCCGCCGAGCTGATCCCTGACGGGTGGTCGCGATGACCACCACTGCGCCCGCGGTCGACGAGCTCGCCGCCCTCGACTTCCAACCCGAGCTGCCGTGCGAGGCGAACCACCACGGCGACACCCACCCGTTCCGGCACACCGCCACCGGGCCCGCCGAGTGGTGGATGCGCAGCACCTGCCCCGCGTGCGGGAACGTCGTCACCAAGCCCGCATGTGAGGGCCGCCGGCAGAAGGTCATGGGCGCCACGCTCGGCGCCTGCCAGCAGTGCGACTACACGGGCCCGATGAGCACGTTCGGGTTCAAGTTCGACCCCCTGCGAGGTGGCGCGTGAGCCTCCGCCACATCGCCGCGCTGATCCTGTGCCGCCTCCGCAACGGCCGCCACTGCCCGCACATCTCAGGCATCGGGACGTGGTACGAGCGATGACCCTGCACCGGCACTCGTGGACCCCGAACCCCGTCCTTGACGTCGAGCACGAGCACCACGACCCCGACGCGGCCGCGTTCGTGTGCGCCGATCCCGAGTGCCCCGCCACCGCCGAAGCCTGCACCAGCCCCCTGCGACGCGACGGGAAGACCGTCCCCTGCGGGCGGGTCCTGCTCACCGCGGGCCGCACCTGCGACGACTGCGTCTCCCGCGCCCGCAACAACCTCCGCGAGATCCGTGACATGTACAGGCAACTCCCCGACGTGATCGCCGCCGCCGCCGGGCTCCACGCCATCCGGTACGACCAGCGCGGCAGCTCCAAGACGAAGAAGCCCACCGACACGTCCATCATCGGCGGCACCGCGTTCGTCATGGCCGGCGGAGGCGCCACCTTCACCCGCGCCGGCCGCAACGAAACCCACATCGACCCGGCCCTCCTCGAAGCGGAAGCCGCCGACCCGCCGTCCGTCCTGGCCGTCCTCACCGGGTGGGAAGACACGTGGCGGGGTGAGCAGGACCAGAACGCCGCCATGCGGACCTCCGTCGACGCCGCCGTCGAGTACCTCGTCCTGCACACCACGTGGGCCGCGCAGCACTCCGGCCTGTGGGCCGAGTACCTGGTTGACCTCGCCGGGCTCCGCGGCCGTCTCCGGAACCTCACCGGCCAGTCGAGCGCACCGCAGCAGGCCGGGGTGCCCTGCCCGTACTGCTCCGGGTCGATCATCCAGAGGTGGGGGCGGTCCGGGCTCGACGACGTCCACGAGTGCGACACCTGCCACCTCACGTGGGCGTCGGAGGCGCATTTCATGCTCGCCGTCCGGGAAGCCCACTCCGCGTTGCCGCAGACGCACCCGGACCAACTGGTGACGATCGAGGACGCGAAGCGGATCTACAAGGGGCGGGTGCGTCCGAACCTGTTCGACACGTGGGTGAAGCGCGGCCGGCTCGACGCTGAGGTCGACGAGCACGGGATGCCGGTGCGGGATGTGCGCGGGCAGTTCCTGTACCGGCTCGGTGACATCGACGCCCGCGTCCAACGGAAGGCGGCCGGCTGATGGCCCGCGATGAGGACGCCCAACCCGGATGGTCCTACGAACCGCACGGGTACGAGCTGCTCGGCTGGTTCGTCCCCGGGGACACGGCGCCCACACCAGACGCCGTGCCGGTCATGGGTGGCACGCTCCGACAGCCCCGCAACTACATGACCCGCAAGGGCCCAGCCCGTGTCGCCGCGGAGCCCACCTGGCCCGACCCGCACTACCTGCACATCGGAGACGGGCACGTCTACTACGAAGACCCGATGCCGTGGGCCGACGGCTCCCGGTGGGGTCTGAGCCACTGGACGCTCACCTCGGAAGGGCCCGTGGCGATGTTCGTCGGCCGGATCTGGGAGGGGCGCGCAGTCGGCTACCCGTGGCGGCACGTCATCTGGTTCGCCTGGCACCACCGGCGCTCGTACCGAAGGAAGCGGCCGTGACCGCCCCGCAGCGTGTTGGGCACGGCCCCACCCCGTGGCATTGCACCTGTCACGGCACCGGGTTCGCGGTCCCGTCCATGGCCGCCGACTGCGAAGACCGCACCGCCAAGACCAGCCCCATCGACTACCAGTTCCCGCACAGCGGCGCCCTCACGCTCGAGGACGCGGACGCGATCGGGGACATCGTCGGCGCCCGGATCAAAGACTGGCGCCTGCGCCAGCCGGAGCGGGAACGCGAGGCAGGGCAGAACCGCCTGCGCGAGCTGGCCGCCCTCGAGGCTCCGGAGGGCTGACCGATGACCACGAACGTCAAGAGCGCGCAGGGCACGGGCCGCGAGCTCTCGCTCGCCGCCGGCCCCGCCGGCCCCGAGCAGCAGGTTCACCTACGCATCGGCCACGGCCCCAACGGCTACCTCGCCGACATCCACGTCCCCCGCACCGACCTCCTCGCAGCCATCGAGACCGAGCTCGACGTCACGATCGGCGGCGAGAAGACCGTGAACGTCTTGAACGTCACCAACGTCCTGAGCCGCGACGCCGGCGCCGTGCAGACCACGCCGGTCCACCGCACGCCCCGCTACTGGCGCAACCACAAGGGCCACATCCACGAGATGGGTGAGCTCGAGGCAGCCGACCCCACCATCGAAGAGGTCCCGGTCGTGCCCATCGACGCGATCGTGATCGAGCGGGCGGACCTGCCCGAGGTGGAGCCCGTCGGCGCGAGGGGCCGCCTGGCTGTCGAGGGCGGGGCGCTCATCCTGTTCGAAGGCGACACGACCGAGAGCGCTCGCGAGATCGCTCTGCGGTGGCTGGCCGGCTCCGAGTACCTCCGCGAGCACCCGCCCGTGGACGAGGCCGAGATCACCCGCATCGTCGCCGCCCTCGCGAAGACAGGTGGCCCTGGCCGGGTGTCGCTCGACGCGATGGCACGCGACCTCCACGCCCAAGGCGTCCGAGTCACGGAGGCGGCCCGGTGAACCCGTTCCTGATCGGCGTCATCGTCCTCGTCGGGCTCGTCGCCTTCCTCGCCGCGATCTGGTGGGCGGTCGCGGCGGCGGACGAGTTCGACTGCGGGATCATCGTGCGCTTCGCACCGCTCGCCATCCTCGTGATCGTGGGCGTCGCCCTGCTCGTGCAGGCGTCCCGCGACGAGGAAGCGAAGGGCCCGTGCCTGCGCGAGGAGACGGGCTACACGATGGTCGGGAAGGTCATGACCCCGTACACGTACTGCGTCGAGCGTGGAACGTGGGTGGACCAGTGACCGAGCAGACACCGCGGGAACTGCTCGCGGAAGCCGACCAGCAGCGTGCCCTCGCGGACGGCGCCGACTGGGCGATGACGAAGATCCGGCTCGGCGAGAAGCCCGAGGTGCGCAAGGGGCGGGTCGGGTTCTGGCGGCGCCACAAGGAGGACCCGTCGGTCCGCCCGCTCGAGTTCACTGCGGCAGCGACGAGCGCGCTGTATCTCGCCCTCGCTGAGGTTCGGGGCAACGCGACCCGGAAGGCCGACGAGCTCGAGGCGCGCGTAGGGGTGACCCCGTGAGCCGCAGCAGCGTCGAGGTCAGCCTCTCCCGCATGCACACCGCGTACCGGGCCAAGACCCGACGCAGGAACCGGAGACGCACGTGACCGACACCGACAGCCGACTCGACGTCGAGATCGACCTCGCCCCGCTCGAGCACTCCGACGACCCGAACCTCCGCGCCCACATCGTCCGCCCCATCGACAACGGGGTGCCGAACGGACCGAAGGGTGAGGGCGTCACCGCACAGGACGTCATCGACCTGGCACGGCTCAACGGCACCGAGGTCGTCGCCCTGTGCGGTCACCGGTTCGTGCCGAAGCACTCCACGGTCGCGCTGACCGCGTGCGGCACGTGCTTCGAGGCCGCAGCCGCCATCGGACGAGAGGAACGCTGGTGACCCGCCGCCGGTCGCTCCTGGACCGCTACCTGGCGTGGCGCATCCGCCGCGGACTCCGCAACGACGCTGGCCTCGGCGACATCACCGACGCCGACTGGTGCCGGGCCGGCAAGGCGCTCCCGCGCGCCGGCAAGGGCCATTGACCATGCTCGGGATCCCCGTCATCGTCAGCGCCCTGCTGCCCATGGAACCCACCCCGGGCGAGGACGCCGTCAGGATCGTCCGGCACGGCCTCCGTGACATCCTCGAGTGGCTCGGCGAAGACGTCGGCCCCGCGCCCGGCGTGCCCACGCACTCGGTCATGAGCGGCGACGGAACCGCGCACGGCCCGAAGGTCATGTTCGTGTTCCTGCTCGCGCGCATCGCCGAGGACGAGGCGGTGGTGCGCGAGGTGCAGGCGAAGGTCGGCGACCGCGGGTACCCCGGCTACTACGAGCACGCCGACGGGTCGGCCGCGGCGGTCTACTGGGACGTCGACTACCGTCAGGGCGGCTACACCGTCAGTGCCGCCCGCGTCCTGGCCGAGTGCGAGGCGAAGCGGGCCGCGGTCGCCGAGTTCGTCGACGCGGTCGACGGCGGGAACGGCGAGGGCTACATGGCTGAGCGTGCGCTCAGGTACTTGGCCCTGCCCTACGCCGACCACCCGGACTACCGCGAGGAATGGCGGCCGTGATCTACGTGGCGGTCGGGCTCGGCGCGGTCGGCCTGGGCCTCATCACCGCATGGGTGATCGACCGCAGGCGGTAGTCGTGTGGGTGGTCGCCCGTAGCATGAAAGCGGCCCCGGAGGGTGCTCGAACACCACTTCCGAGGCCTGACCCACCGGATCGATGGACCCAGAAGTGCTGCTCCCCCGGCTGCCGTCGGGCAGCCCTACCGAACCTCCGCGTGCCGCTGTGCAAGTACCACGGCGTCAGCGCATGGCGCGGCATGAGCGACGAGCTCGCCGCCGCGTCTGCCAAGCCCGGCGACTGGCTCGTCACCGCCGAGCAGGCTCTCGTCATGCTCCCCGCCCTCAAGCCCATGACCCTGCGCGTCTGGACGTTCCGCGGCCGCCTCACCTCAGCCGAGCAGACACCCCAGGGGCGAGCGCTGTACTGGCTCAGCGACATCGATGCGCTCATGCGCGGCGACGTGCCCACCAAGACGCCGCAGACCCCACGCCCGGGCGTCGTCTACTACGCGCGCATGCGCGACGGGCTCATCAAGATCGGCTACACCGCCGACCTGTACACCCGGATCAGAGCGCTCCGCATCCGCCAGGACGCCGTCCTCGCCACCGAGCCCGGTGGTCGGGACCTCGAGATCCTGCGCCACGCACAGTTCGGGGCCATCCGTCACGGCAAGACCGAGGACTTCGATGCGGTCGACGAGCTGCTCGGGCACGTCGCCGCGGTGCGAGACGAGTACGGGCCTCCGGTCATCACGCCACGCCGCGCGATCAGTGCGTGACACGAGACGACACCACCTGCTACCTTCCTGACATCGGACGTGGTTACAAGCGCGCCCAGAGAAGGCCCGGTCGAGCATCCGCTCCCGGGCCTTTCGCATGCCCCCAGCGGCGCAGCTGGGTACAACCGGGCGGCGTGCCTGCCGCCCCGCATAGCGCGCGCACGGGCCCGTCGCGGTCACACACCTAGGGCCCGTGCGCGGCATGCACCCCAGCCCCCGTCACAGCGCAGCGCACCCCACCTCACACGGCCACGGGACCCTGGTGGATGAGACCTGCCCGTGACGGGACTAACCCCGGAGGTCACCATGGCCAACGCGACGTGCCGCTGCGGACGCAACCGCATGCCGACCGGTCAGTGCCCGCACTGCGACGTCCTGCAGCCGGCCTCCTGCCCGAAGTCGTGCGCGCACTGCGTGCACCGCGACTCCCACTGCGTGGTCTGCAAGACGTACCGCGGGACCCCCGCTGCGGCGCAGACGTGCGCCGAGACGTGCCGGCTCGCTGAGGCGAAGGCTGAACGCGAGCAGCAGAAGAAGGCCTAGCCCGACCGGGACGGGCTCCCCTATCGCTCCGAGGGCTTGAAGTAGCCGGAGACGACACCCCACCCGAGCGACTCGCACGTCTCCCGATTCTCGTAGCCCTGGCCTCCATCGGTCGCGATGATCAGGTTGTTCCCCGCACGGAGCCGCCACGCCCAGCGGCCATCGGTGCGCTCGTACACCTCGAACTTCGTTTCGCTCTGATCGGCCACGATCTACTCCCCTGCGTCGTGCGCGGCCCCGTCGCCGCGCTTCGCTCGACGGTAACGGTGCTCGCGCCGGCCGCACATTCCCCGGGCGGGTGATCGTGTGAGCCTCACCATGTGGGAGCACGCAGCTCGCGCGTTCGAGGCCCGCGCCGACCCGTGGCCCACGCCCGGTGTCCTCGCGAAGGCCATCGAGCCCGGCACCATCCAGACCGCCGCCCTCGACGTCATCGACCAGGCGCTCGTCGACGTCGAAGCCGGGCGCTGCGACCGGCTCATCATCAGCATGCCCCCACAGGAGGGGAAGTCGACCCGCGTCACCAAGACCGGGCCGCTGTGGTTCCTGCTCCGCAACCCGAACCGGCGCATCGTCGTCGCGTCCTACGCCGAATCCCTCGCCATGGAGTTCGGCCGCGACATCCGCGGGTACATCACCTCGAACGCCGGCCAGGACGACACCCTCGACCTCGGGCTACGGATCGCGGACGACAACGGCGCCGTCACCGCGTGGAAGCTGCGGCCCGACCTCGGCATCGGTGGTGTCCGGTCCGTCGGCATCGCCGGTGGCCTGACCGGCCGCCCCGCGGACGTCCTGTTCATCGACGACCCGATCAGCAACCTCGAGCAGGCCGAGTCGAAGACGTACCGCGACCGCGCGTGGTCGTTCTGGACGTCCGTCGGCCGAACCCGCCTCGCCCCGGGCGCCCCGGTCGTCCTGATCCTGACCAGGTGGCACCACGACGATCTCGCCGGGCGGATCCTCGCCTCCGAGGAAGGTCACCGGTGGCGGGTCATCAACATCCCCGCCCAGGCTGAACACAAGCCCGAGCGCGGCGAGAGCGACGTCCTCGGTCGCGAGCCTGGTCAGTGGATGGGGTCCGCGCGCCGCGACGAACGCACCGGCGCTGAGCGCTCCCCCGACGACTGGGAGCGGACCCGTCGCGAGGTCGGGCCCCGCGTCTGGAACAGCCTCTACCAGGGGCGCCCGTCGCCGGACGCCGGTGACCTGTTCCCCGCCGAGTGGTCCCGGTACTCGACTCCGCTGCACGTCGTGCACGCCGACGGATCCTGCTGGGTGCCCGGCACCGACCACGAGATCGTCCAGTCTTGGGACCTCGCGTTCAAGGACACGAAGTCCTCCGACTACGTCGTCGGGCAGGTGTGGTTGCGGGTCGGGGTCGATGCCTACCTGCTCGACCAGGTCCGTGCCCGCCTGTCGTTCACCGCGACCCTCGCCGCGATCCGGGCCCTGTCCGCGAAGTGGCCGCAGGCGGCCGCGAAGTTCGTTGAGGACAAGGCGAACGGGCCCGCCGTCATCAACGCGCTCGCCCGGCAGATCCCCGGCCTCATCCCCGTGGAACCCGAGGGGTCGAAGTTCGCGCGCGCCGCAGCGATCTCCCCGTTCACGCACTCCGGCAACGTGCACCTGCCCGAGCCGGAGCTGCTGCCCAACGTCGAGGACCTCCTCGAAGAAGCCAAGGCGTTCCCGAACTGGGCGCACGACGACACGGTCGACGCCCTGTCGCAGGCCATCAACCGCCTCCTGCTGTGGCCGCTGCACGACCCCGACGACGACACCGTCACGTCGGACGACCTGATCGACGACGACCCCCACTCGTGGGCCGGCGGCTACTGAGGAGGTGCCCGTGGGACTGTTCACCCGCAAGCGGGACACCGCCATCGCCGAGGCCAGCAGCCGGGCCTACGCCGCTGAGGCGTCCGTCGAGATCCTGCAGGAAGGTATGGCCGACCTCGAGCTCATGCTCGAGGACCAGGGCTGGGAGCGGCTCGTCGGCGGCGCCGACCGGGAGTTCTCCCGCGCAGGCCTGACGCGCGCCGCGAAGGTCGCGCGCGTCCTGGCGATCCAGCACCCGCTCATCAAGCGGGGCCTCGCGCTCCGGCACTCGTACGTGTGGGGTCAGGGCGTTGAGATCGCGGCCCGCGCCGACGGCAACAACGGCGCCCAGGACGTCAACGCGGTCATCACCGCGTTCATGGACGACCCCGGCAATAAGGCCGCCCTGACCGGTGCGCAGGCCCGTGAGGAGCTCGAGCGGGCGCTCGGCACCGACGGCAACGTGTGCCTGGCATGCTTCACCAACCCGCGCACCGGGTTCGTGCAGGTCCGGTCGATCCTGTTCGACGAGATCACGGACGTCATCTGCAACCCCGACGACCGGGACGACCCGTGGTTCTACCGGCGCCAGTGGGTGCAGGAGACCATCGACCCCGCCACGGCGTACCGGACGACCACCCAGATGGTCGCGTACTACCCGGCGGTCGGGTACCGGCCCCGGTCGCGGTACAAGACGATCGACGGGCACCCAGTCGTGTGGGACGCCCCCATGATCCACGGCTCGGTGAACCGGCTCGACGGGTGGAAGTTCGGCATCGGCGACGCCTACGCGGCGATCACGTGGGCGCGCCTGTACCGGGACTTCCTGATCGACTGGGCGACCCTGGTCAAGGCGCTGTCGCAGTTCGCGTGGCGTGGCTCCCGCAAGGGCTCGAAGGCGCAGCGCGCCCGTGAGGCACTCACCCGCCGGCCGACCACCCCGGCGCCAGCGGCGAACCCGAACAACGTCGGCGCGACCGTGCTGCTCGACGAGGGGCAGAACCTCGAAGCGATCCCGAAGTCGGGTGCGACCATCGACTCCGAGTCGGGGCGCCCGTTGGCTGCGATGGTCGCCGCCGCACTCGGTGTGCCGGTCACGATGCTGCTCGCCGACCCGGGCACCACCGGTAACCGTGCCACCGCGGAGACGCTCGACCGGCCGACGTCCATGGAGATGAACGGCCGCCGCTCGTTCTGGACGTCCCTCCTCGACCGCGTTCATGAGCACGTCATCCGTGAGGCCGTCCGCGCACCCCAGGGTCCTTTGAAGGGCAGCCTGCCGCGTGATCCCGTCACGGGGCGTGAGTCCCTCGTTCTCGCGCAGGACACGGACGCCACGGTCGAGATCACGTGGCCCGCGATCGACGACGTCGACATGGACACCCTCGTGAAGGCGATCGTCGCGGCCGACGGCACGGGCAAGCTCCCGCCTGAGGAGACCGTCAAGCTGCTGCTGCGGGCCCTGGGTGTGAAGGACATCGACGAGCTGCTCGAGGAGTTCTTCGACGACGACGGCCACTGGGTGGACCCGCTCGCGTCGGCTGGCCAGGCCGCGGTAGACGCGTTCCGCCGTGGCCAGGACCCCGCCGCGCTCGTCGGCGCCGGCGGCGAAGACGACCCCGAGCCGCCGCCCGAAGACAACGAGGCCTGACCGTGGCCCTGCAGGTCACGTTCACCGACCCGCACGACGCCGCCCGCGTCGTCGACGCGCTCCTCGAGCAGGCCGACCACATCGAGGTCAACACCCCGATGCTCGCCCGCCGGTACCGGGCGATCGCCGACGACATCGGCGACGCCCTCGACCGGGACCTCCCCAAGCCCGGCCCCGGCCAGACACCGTGAGCATCAACGACGAGACGCTGCGCCTCGCCCGCGCCCTGCGGATCCGCATCGACAAGGACGTGGACGCCACCGTGCGGGCCATCGTGCAGTCCTGGGCGCGCGCTTGGGACGAGCTCCACGCCACGTGGTCTGACGCGATGATGGACCTCGCTCAGGCGTCCACCGACGGGAACTGGCCCAGCCCCTGGGTCATCGCCCGGGCTGAACGCGCGCAGGCGGCGCTCGCGGCAACCATGGACTCGATCGTGGACCTCGCGAACTTCACCGGCGTCACGATCATCGACAAGGTCGGCAACGTCATCGAGGCCGTTGACCCGGCACTCGCGGAGATCCTCGCGTCCCAGCTGCCGCCGCTCGAGCGAGCCAAGATCGCGGCCACGTTCAACCGGCTCGACGAGCTCGCGCTCGACGCCATGGTCAACCGGACCCGGCAGATCATCACCTCCGACACACGCCGCCTCAGCCGACAGGCCCAGGACCAGATGCGCCGGGTCCTGATCCGCGGCGTCGCCGTCGGTGACAACCCGCGCGTCGCGGCCGCCGAGATGCTGCGCCGCGTCGAAGGTGCGTTCAACGGCGGCCTGACCCGCGCCATGGTCATCGCCCGCACCGAGATGCTCGACGCCCACCGGGAAGCCGCCCGCGGGTGGCGGGTCGGCAACGCCGACGTGTGCACCGGGTGGACGTGGCTGGCTCAACTCGACCGCCGCACGTGCCCGTCGTGCTGGGCGAAACACGGGTCGCACCACGACATCGCCGAGCAAGGCCCCGAGGACCACCAGCAGGGGCGCTGCACCGCGGTCCCGACGTCGAAGACGTGGAAGCAGCTCGGGTTCGACATCGACGAGCCCGAGTCGCTCATGCCGGACGCTCGCAAGGTGTTCGACGCGATGCCCCGCAAGGACCAGCTCGCGGTCATGGGCCCGGCCCGCCTCAAGATGCTCGACGACGGCGATCTCGACCTGCCGCACCTCACTCAGCTGAAGTCGACGCCCGGGTGGCGCGACTCGTGGGTGACCACACCGGTGAAGGACCTGCGCGCCCGGATCGCCTAGGCGGTCGGTGGGTGCGGCTCGCCGGGCATCACGTGGAGGACCACGTCGCACAACTCGCAGTCGTAGTCCGTCACCGCACCGAGGTCCTCGTCGACGTCCACACCGACCAGGCGCCACAGGTGCTCAGGTTCGTCGGCCGTCATCCCGTCGCCACACGCATACCCCGTTCAACGTGCGCCCCCACCGGCGCCATCCCGCGCATGTCCGATTCCGGCCAGCATCCCAGGAGGTGCCCGTGCCCGTCATCCTCACGGAGTCCGTCGCCTTTGCGGAGGCCGCCACCCCGGCCGCCGGCAGCGGCCGGCTCCTCATCCGGCTCATCGACGCCGGCAAGGGCTCGTCCGGGGTGTACCCGGCCGAGGTCCTCAAGGCCGCGGCCGAGTCCAAGGTCTTCGCCGCCGGCACCCACATGTTCATCGACCACCCCGGCGAGAACGAGTCGTACGACCGCCCCGAGCGCACCCTCAAGGACCTGGCCGCCGTGCTCGTCGAGGACGCCCGCTGGGACAAGGAAGCGAAGGCGCTCGTCGCCGAAGCCCGCGTCTACTCCCGCTGGGCGCCCGCCCTCGCCGAGATGGCCGACGACATCGGGGTCAGCATCCGCGCCTACGCCGAGTCCACGACCGGCGAGTGGAACGGGCAGCCCGCGAAGGTCATCACCGAGCTCACCGAGGCGATCAGCGTCGACTTTGTGACCCGCGCCGGCCGCGGCGGGAAGGTCCTGGCGGTCATCGAGTCGGCACGCCGGGTCGAGGAGGCCCGCAACGTCGGGCAGTGGGTCGAGTCCCGCATCCACGCCGGGTTCACCGAGATCGCCGACGACATGTTCGGCAACGGCCGCCTCACCCGCGCGGAGCGCATCACCCTCTCCAACGGGATCGGCGCCGCGCTCGACGCGTTCACGGCCGTGCTCGAGGAGAAGGCCCCGCAGCTGTACGAGCGGGACCTGTGGGACACCCCGCCAGCCGACACCGGCACCGCGGAGGAAGCCACCGGCGAGGTCACCGAGGCGCCCACGAACGACCGCCGCGATCAGCTCAACGCGCTGCTGCGCGAGGAGCACGGCGGCGACAAGACGTGGGTGTGGGTCGCGGACTTCGACGACGAGACCACCACCGTCTGGTTCCAGATCGACACCCCCGACGAGTCGTCCACCTGGTCCCAGCAGTACACGGTCACCGACGACGTCGCGACCGTCCTGACCGGTGACCGCACCGAGGTGCGCCGCACCACCATCTTCGTCCCCGTCGAGGCCGCGGCGCCCGCTGAGGACCCCACCCCGGCGGCCGAGCAGGCCGCCCCCACCAATGTCCCGGGCCATCCGGCCGGGCAGACCACCCAGGAGTCCGAGGAGGACACCATGCCCCAGATCGAGGAGGCGCGACTGCGCCAGCTCGAGGAGGACGCCGGCCGGGTGCACGCGCTCGAGTCCGAGCGTGACACCGCGGTCAAGGAGCGGGACGAGGCCAAGTCGGCTCGCCTGCAGGCCGAGGCCGGCACCTACGCGCGGGACTTCGCCCGCAAGCTCGTCACGAAGGCCAACGGCGACCTCGCCGAGGCCAGCGTCGCTCGCATCGTCGGCGACGCGATCCGCGGCGACCTGCCGCTCACCGAGGCCGGTCGCCTCGACACCGACGCCTTCACGCCGGTCGTCGAGAAGGCCCGCACCGAGGAGGAGACCTACCTCGCGCAGGTCGCCGAGGCCTCGGGCATCGGCTCCGTCCGCGGTGTCGGCGCCCCCGTCGAGGAGGCCGACAAGGACCTGTCCGACGACGAGCTCGACGAGTCCCTCGCCAAGCTCTCCGGCCGCACCACCGTGAAGGGGGCCTGACATGGCAACCAACGAGGTCTACAAGGACGCGAACAGCATCCCGCTGCCCGTCCCCTCCGGTGTCGTCTCCGGTGAGGTCGTCGTCGTCGGCGCCCTCGTCGGTGTCGCCCAGACCGACCGTGACGCCGACGGCAACGCGACCGTCAAGCGCAACGGTGGCCACCGCGTCACGGCCGCCGCCGCGACCTACGCGGCCGGCGACACCATCTACGCCCACGCCTCCGGCGGTGGCGCAGTCGCCGGCGGTCGTGTCGGCCTGATCGACAAGACGTCCACGACCGGCACTGTCATCGGCTACTCGCTCGAGGCCAAGACGCTCGCATCCGCGGGCAGCCTGGTCATCGTGCTCACCCAGGTCTGAGGAGGACCACGATGCCCAAGATGTTCATGGAGGGCCAGCCGCGCAACAAGCGCGTGCTCGGTGCCCGCGAGCTGTTCGAGCGCGCCCTCAAGGGCGGCATCCGTGCCCGCGCCGACCTGCAGGAGGCGCTGTCCACCAGCGACTTCCCGTACCTCCTCGGTGCTGGCTACGACCGCGAGCTCATCTCGGCGTACAACGCGATCGACCCGATCTGGCCGTCGTTCGCGACCCGCCGCACCGTGCCGAACTTCAAGGACCGCACGCTCATCGACCTGCTCGGTGGTCGTGCCGGTCTCGACAAGGTCAAGGAGGGCGCCGAGTACAAGGCACGCGGCGTCACCGAGTCCAAGAAGTCGTTCAAGGTCGAGAAGTACGGTGCGGTCATCCCCCTGACCTGGGAGATGTTCATCAACGACGACCTCGGCGCGTTCGACAGCCTGCCCGACCGTCTCGCGACGGCCGCCCGGGAGACCGAGGAGCGCAACGCCGCCTCGGTGTTCTTCAACGCCGCGGGCACCGGCCTGTCGACGTGGGCGGATGCCCGTGACGTCACGAGCAAGAACCTCACGGCGGACAACCTGCAGGGCGGGATCGACGCGATCTCGACCCGCACGGACGCGGACGGCCGCCCGGTCATCACGCCCGGGCTGCGTCTCATGGTCCCGCCGTCGCTCGCGAACGTCGCGAACGCGATCGTCAAGACCCTGCGCGTCAAGGACCCGACCACGGGCCGCGAGATCGAGGGCAACGGCCTGTCGGCGACCCCCGAGGTCGTCGTCAACCCGTGGCTCACGGTCGTCGGCTCCGGCTACGCGTCGGTGTCGAAGATGTGGGCACTCCTGCCCGACCCGAACTCGGCTCGTCCCCACATCGTCGAGGCCTTCCTCGCCGGTCACGAGACGCCCGACCTGCGGGTCAAGTCCGACGCGGGCGACCGGGTCGGTGGCGGGAGCATCGACCCGCTCGAGGGCAGCTTCGACGACGACCAGATCCGCTACCGGGTCCGTCACGAGAACGGTGCGGCGGCCCTCTGGGACGACGCGCTGTACATCGGCATCGGGTCCTGACCCATCCGGTCCGGCCATCCTCCTCGCGAGGGTGGCCGGACCAGCGGTGCCGGGCGTCAACGTGCGCCCGGGGAACCACGCTTACCGCACGAAGGCCGCTGGGCGAGTCTCATCCGGGTTCCTTTCCTCGCTGCCAGCAGCGCGACCTGCGCCCGGCACCGCCCACCCCCCCCGATCGGAGGAGCCATGCCGAACTACGCGACCGCGGCCGGCCAGGTCCGCCTCCTGATCTCCGACCTCGACGAGACCCGGCAGATCCTCACCGACGACCACATCGCCGGCTACCTCGGCCGCTGGGGCCTCGAGCCCACCGACGGGGTCGCCAACCGGGGAGCGATCTCCCGTGCCGCCGCCGACGCACTCGACGCGATCGCGACGTCTGAGGCGCTGGTCTCGAAGGTCATCCGCACCCAGGCTGGCACGTCCACGGACGGCGCGAAGGTCGCCGACGCCCTGCGCAAGCAGGCCGCGACGCTGCGCGCCCAGGCCGACACCGACGAGGGCGGCAGCGACGGCGCGTTCGACGTCATCGAGTTCTCCCCCTACCCCGGCAGCCACGGCGGCTGGTGACCTGATGCCGTTTCCGTCGACGACCGTCATCCACCCCGACTGGGCGGCGCACCACGCGGGCGTCGCCGAGGGCGGCATGAACGCGACGTGCAGCATCACCCATGGCGGCACGGGCGGCGACTGGGACCCCGAGCTCGGCGCGACCCCGGGCACCCCGACTGTGACGTACACCGGCCGGTGCAGCGTCGACTACGCCGCCACGCAGGCGCGCGACGCCGACGCCGCCGATCAGACCATCACCAGCCGCTCCGTCCTCGTCGGCCTGCCCCGCAGTGCCGCGGCCCAGGCCAACGGCGCACGCGTGAAGATCACCGCCGTCGACGGCAACGGCCCCCACGCCCTGGTCGGCCGGGTCCTGACCGTCGGCTCGGTCGCCGCGGACTCCCTCACGTTCGAGCAACTCCTCGAGTGCACGGACGACCAGGCCAACCAGCCGGAGGTGTGACATGGCCGGCGCGAACATCGACGCATCCCAGCTGAACGTCATCGCCGCCGAGCTGCGTGCCGCCGGCCGCGCCGCGGAGCCGCGCGTGAAGGCCGTGCTCCGCAAGGCCGCCACGGACGTCACCGCGCAGGCGAAGATGTTCTCCCCCGTCGACACCGGGTTCCTGCGGAACAGCATCAACCACAGCCAGCTGCAGGGGTCGCGGTACACGGGCGACTGGTTCATCGAGATCGGGCCGACCGCGTCGTACGGCGCCTACGTCGAGTTCGGGACGTCGCAGCACGGCCCACAAGCGTTCATGGGTCCGGCCCTGGACCGCATCACCCCGGGGTACGTGGCAGCGATGCAGCAGATCGCCGCGAGCCTTCTGTGACGTCGCCCGCCGAGCTGCATGAGGCTCTCGTCGCCGTACTGAAGGCGATGCCGACGGTCACCGGGTACGACGCAACCGTCCCGACGAACATCCCGACGTCGACCGACGGGCGTGCCCTTCCGTACGCCGTCGCCTGGCCTTCGCCGGGCGGCGCCGCGGAGGAGTCCGCTGTGCACGACACGTCGGGGGCGCTCGACTGGACCGAGCAGGTCACCGTCGCCGCCGGCGACGTCATCTGGTGCCTCAAGGCCGTGCACACGGTCCGCGCCACGCTCGCTGGTCGGGTCCTGGTCGCCAACGCGGGCCCGCTCGTCGACGAGACCCCGCGGTCCGTGACCCTGCAGCGCGACACCGACGTGTCCCCGCCCCGCTGGTTCGTGCCTCTGTTCTTCGCCTGCCTCACCGCCTGACCCCACCGCCCCCTCATCACCCCGCCGCGACCGCGTGCGGGGTCCTCGCCATGCCCACGGAGGTCCCCATGGCCAAGCAGAACGCCTCGCCGGGCTTCCAGCCCATCGAGGTCCCCGTCGTCAACCAGACGGAGCTCCCCGGCTTCGAGCCCATCGAGGTCGACGTCCCCGGCGAGGTGCTCGTCTCCGAGCCGCACCGCCGGACCCGCCCCACCGACACGACCGCCGGTGCGGTCGAGAAGCAGGAGAACTGACATGCCTCGCACCGCTGACCTCGGCGTCACGAAGTGGGTCTGGATCCCCGGCGTCGCCGGCATCGCCGACCCCAACGCCCCGACCGTCGCTGAGGTGACGGCCGTCGCCGCGAAGGACATCTCGTCGTACGTCGTCACGACGACCGACATCCAGGTCCAGGCGTCGGACACCGTCAACGAGCGGGCCGTCACGGACGTGACCAACGCGGTCATCCCGACCGTCGGCAACTACGGCGGCACCCTCGACACGTTCCGCGACTTCACCACGGGCGCCCCGAGCGCGAACGACCCGCTGACCGTCATCGGCGCGACCGTCGGCGTCGTCGGCTGGCTCGTGAAGCGCGTCGGCAAGGCGTCCGCGCTGCCGCTCATCGCCACCGACAAGGTGTCGTGCTTCCTCGTGATGATCGACAACCCGCAGACCACGGGCGGGCAGGGCGACGGCTTCCTCAAGGCCAAGTTCCCGATCCTCCAGCAGGGCCGCTTCTCGATCGAGAAGGCCGTCGTCTCCTGACCCCAGACCCCGGTGGCGTCGCGGTACGGGTCCCGCGACGCCACCGGTTCGACCCGCCGACCCGAGCAGACCCGGAGGCTGACCCGCTATGCCGAAGACCCAGATCCAGACCCACCCGCTCGACTTCGACGCCTGGCTCGAGACCGGCACGATCGCACAGCGCACCGTCGAGCTCCACAACGACCGCTCTATCCCCGACCAGCTCGACGTCCTGTCCAAGCGCCGCGAGGTCGCCGCAGCCGTCGCCGAGGCGGAGGACACCGAGGCCTCGGTCACAGAGATCCCCGAGGTCGTCAAGATCGACGCCGCACTCGAGGCGCTGTGGGTGAAGTGGGAGGAGTCGAAGGAGACCTGGCTCGTCCGCGCGCTCTCCGTCGACGAGATCAAGCTCCTGCGCACCCGGCACCCCGTCGAGGACCAGCCGCCCACGCCCGGCAAGGGCGCGTCGCGCGGCACCCGTGAGGCGCACGAGGCGCTGCTCAAGGCGTGGGCCGAGCGCATGCAGGACACGCTCGAAGCCATCCAGTACGCACAGCTCGAGGCGGCCATCGTCTCGATCACGACGTCGAAGGGCGTCGCCACCGCCCGCGGCACAGTCCTCGACGAGGACTTCCGCCCCGCCGTGACGGCCGCCCAGCTCCGGGCGATGCACGCCCGGCCCGGCCGGCAGAACGACGTGAAGCAGCTCCTGAACGCCTCCCAGGACGCCACCGCCTCCGATGTGGAGGTCCCCGCCCCTTTCTGGCAGCGGCCGTCCTCGAAGCACGGCCAGAACTAGTCCTGTCCCTGCGCGCCGCGCGCGCGTGGGGCGTGAAGCCGTCGGCCTACCGCAAGTGGTCGACCCAGGACCGCGGTCAGGCGGAAGCGCTGCTCGAGTACGAGGCGAGCCTGTGCCCCGGGTGCGGGATGCCTCGGCACGCCGCGTGGGATCCGCGCTCGATGGGCGGGTGGGTCGCAGACGCGCATCCCTGCGAGGCGTGCGAAATCCGCGACCAGAAGGCCAAGGAAGACGGCAACGAGAAGCCGCACGTGTTCGTGACGGTGAGGCCCGCGCAGGACGCGGCTACGCCCGCTTCGTGAACACGAGCGTCTGCTCGTCGTCGACGGCGCTCTGCGCAGTCAGGTCGTAGCCGCGGGCCTGGGCACCGATCACGACCGCCTCGAACGGCAACGTCCGGGGCGTCACCTTCGCGGTGACGTGCGGGTCGCCCGCGAACTGCTCATCGAGCAGGGCATCCGCCTGCGCGGCGGCCTGCTCGCGGGCCTTCTCGTCGGAGGTGACCTGCCCGGCGCCGAGCAGCGTGATCAGCAGCCACGACAGCAGGGCAGCTGACCCGAGCACCACCAACACGACGATCACCGTCCGATTCAACCGCACACCAGGGGTCGGACGGGGGTGATCTTTCGTGGGAATCCGCTCTGTCGTCATCCAGCTGCGTGCCGAGGTCGCCGCCTACGTGGCCGGGATGAACTCGGCGGAGCAGGCCACGAACCGGCTCACGACACAGGTCGGGATCCTCGGCGCCGGCATGCTCGGCCTGGCGGCCCTCGCGGTGAAGAAGTTCGCCGACTTCGACCAGGCGATGTCGAACGTCGCAGCCACGGGCGCGGACGCGAAGCTCAGCATCGACGAGCTGCGTCAGGCTGCGCTCGACGCCGGGCAGCGCACCGTGTACTCCGCGACCGAGGCCGCAGGGGCGATCGAGAACCTCTCAAAGGCGGGCCTGTCTGCCGCGGACATCCTCGGTGGCGCCCTCGACGGGTCCCTCGACCTCGCCGCCGCGGGCGCCCTGTCCGTCGCCGACGCCGCGTCGTACACGGCGATCGCCCTGTCCCAGTTCGGGCTCGAAGGCGACAAGGCGTCCCACGTCGCTGACCTCCTCGCGGCTGGTGCGGGCAAGGCCCTCGGTGATGTGTCCGACCTGGGCATGGCCCTCAAGCAGGGTGGTCTCGTCGCCCACCAGACGGGCCTGTCGATCGAGGAGACGACCGCGGCTCTGGCGGCGTTCGCGCAGCAGGGCCTGCTCGGGTCCGACGCCGGAACGTCCCTCAAGACGATGCTGCAGCGCCTGACCCCGCAGTCCGACGAGGCGCAGAAGCAGTTCGACAAGCTGGGGATCTCCGCCTACGACGCGCAGGGCAACTTCGTCGGGCTCGCCGAGTTCGCCGAGCAGCTCAAGACGAAGATGCAGGACCTCACCCCCGAGGCCCGCAACGCGGCTCTGTCGGTCATGTTCGGGTCGGACGCCGTCCGTGGCGCGGGGGTCCTGTTCAGCGAGGGCGCTGAGGGCATCCGCAAGTGGGAGATGGCCGTCAACGACCAGGGCTACGCGGCCGACGTCGCCGCGACCCGGCTCGACAACCTCAAGGGCGACCTCGAGCAGCTCTCCGGTGCGTTCGACACCGCCCTGATCAACATGGGCGAGGGCGCGAACGGGCCGCTGCGGTCGATCGTGCAGTCGCTGACGGACGTCATCAACGGCTTCTCGAACATGAACGACACCGCCCAGACCGCCGTCCTGGCCGTCTTCGGTGTCGGTGGCGCGATCGCCCTCGGCGCCGCCGGTGTCGGCAAGCTCGTCGTGGGCATCAACAACGCCAAGACCGCGCTCGTCGCGATGGGCATCACCGCGAAGAGCACAGCGATCGCTGTGGGTGCCGTCGGTCTCGCGATCACCGCTGCGACCCTCGTGATGGTGAACTGGGCGAACGCTCAGGCGGACGCGCGCGCCCGCACCGAGGAGTACCTCGACACCCTCGACGAGTTCGGCAACCGCACCGACGCGACCCTGACGACGATCAACGACAAGCTGTCCTCGAAGACCGGCGGGTTCCTCGAGGGCCTGTTCGGCAACGACGACTCTCTCATCACGAAGGCCGAGAAGTACGGCCTCGTCGTCCAGGACCTGCAGGGCTACATCCTCGGAGAGTCCGACGCCGTCGACCGGGTCACCGACGCGATCACGAAGTACAACGCGGCACACGACATCGTCGACTCCGACAACCAGGTCGCGAAGCAGAACGACTTCACGGACGCCCTCGACGAGCAGGCCAGCTCACTGTCGGACGCCGAGAAGAAGGCCATCCAGAAGGCCGAGGCCGACCAGAAGGCCGGGGTCGCTGCCGCTGACGCCGCGGCCGCAACGAAGGAGCAGCGCAGCGCCGTCGGGCAGCTCACCGACACCCTGGCCACGGGCGGCACGACGACCGACTCCTACACGAACGCGCTCAAGGACCTCGTCGCCCAGCAGCGCGAGGCCGCGGGGATCGTCCTGTCGCAGCGCGACGCGCAGCGCCAGTACGAGCAGTCCCTCGACGACGCGACGAAGGCCCTCAAGGACAACGGCCGCACCCTCGAGCTAGACACCCAGAAGGGCCGCGACAACCAGGCCGCGCTCGACGACATCGCGAAGTCCGGGCTCGACGTCGTCGAGTCGATGCGCGCGAACGGTGCCTCGCAGAAGGAGCTGCAGAAGGCGGTCCGCGCCACCCGTGCGGACTTCATCGCGCAGGCCGAGAAGATGGGCATGTCGAAGTCGGCCGCGAAGAAGCTCGCGGACCAGCTCGGGCTCATCCCGAAGAAGGTCGACGTCGACGTCGCCGTCGACACGCAGCGCGCGACCGACGCCCTGAACCGGTGGATCACCCTGGCCAACGGCCGGCACGTGAAGATCACGGTCGACCAGGTCGGCGGCAAGCAGTACCAGTTCGCGCCCGGCGCCTCGATCGCCCGCGCCGAGGGCGGCCCGATCATCGGCCCCGGGACGGGCACGTCGGACTCGATCCTCGCGCGCGTCTCCAACGGTGAGCACGTCATCACGGCCGCCGAGGTGCAGGCCGCCGGTGGGCACGGCGCCATCGAGGCGTGGCGGTCCAGTCTGCGCGGGTTCGCGACCGGTGGCCGTGTCGAGTGGGCGAAGAACCGGGTCGCCGACGCGCGTGACGCCTACGAGCTCGCCAACGGTGAGAGCAAGGCGGCCGCACGCACGAAGGACGCCAAGCGGCAGGCGCGTGCACAGAAGGCCCTCGACGCCGCCAAGTCGGAGCTCGAGGACGCGAAGGCGACCTACGCGCGCGTCGTCGAGGCCACCCGCCAGTTGCGCACCGACGCACGCCGCGGCGACTCCCGTGAGCAGGCCACGGCAGGCATGTCCGGTGCGTACTCGGTCATCGACCAGCTCGCCGACGCGTCCCGCAACCCGGACCTTTCGAAGAAGGCCCGGGCGAACCTCGCCGCCACGGCGAAGGAGGCCGAGGCCGGGCTCAAGCGCCTGTACGCGCAGGCCGACAAGATCGACGCGAAGCTGCAGTCGGCCGCCGATCAGGTGTCCCGCCTGGCTGACATCCGCGACCAGGCGGCGTCTGGCCTCACAGGTGCGTTCGGGCTCGGTGACACGATCGCGCAGGCCACCGACGGCACCGCCGGGTCGTGGCAGTCCGTCGCACGGATGAACGAGCGCGGGCAGTCCTGGAACGAGCAGATCTGGGACCCGGGTACGGCCGGCAAGGCGGGTGTCACCACATCGGCTGGGATCGTCGCCGCGTACACGAAGCGCGCGGCCGCGATCAAGACGTTCGTCGGGAAGCTGCAGAAGCTGCGCGAGATGGGCCTGACCGGTCCGCTGCTGCAGGAGATCTACCAGCTCGGCACCGAGCAGGGCACGGTCATCGCCGACGCCCTGATCAAGGGCGGCAAGGGCGGTGTCTCCGCGCTGAACAAGCAGGCCGGGCAGATCGATTACTGGGCGAACGTCGGTGGCACTGACCTGACGAAGGCGTTCTACACCGGCGGCATCGCCGCGGCGCAGGGCTTCCAGAAGGGCCTCGAGTCCGACCTCGCGAACAACAAGAAGTCGGTCGCGAAGTGGGCCAAGGCGCTCGAGCTCGAGCTGAAGCGCGCGTGGGGCATCGCGTCCCCGTCGAAGGTCACCTACGGGATGGCTCGGTTCCTCGGCAAGGGCACCGAGCTCGGGCTCATCGACTCGATGCCCGCCGTGATTGCGGCCGCGCGCCGGTTCTCCGGTGCGGCGATCCCGACCATGGCCAGCGGCACGGGCAGTGGCGCGGGCGCCGCGCGCGGCGGGGTCACGTTCAAGAACACGCAGCACTTCTACGGCGCCGACGACAGTGTCGCCCGCAAGTCCGAGGCGCGGCTGCGCGACTCCGTCTACTCCGGTGGCCTGCACCGACTCGCCACGGGAGTGGGTGCCTGATGTCGATCCTGCTCGTCTCCCCCGGCCCCGTACCGGACCCGCCCGCACCGTCGCCGTTCGCGGACATGGACTTCACGTGGACCGGGTGGGATGGGTCCTCGTTCCAGCTCACCGGCCGCGGCCGCACCCAGGCGATCCACCTGCAGGCCGGGGTGCGGGGGCTCACGTTCCCGCCCGCGGAGGAGCACACGACGTCGTCGCCGGCACGCCGCGGGCAGCGGTTCCGGTCGCACCGTGAGCTCGCACGCGACGTCACGTGGCCGCTGTGGGTCTGGGAAGACTCCGGCTCCACGGAGTGGCTCAAGTTCGACGCCGCGTTCCGTCGCACCCTGCGCCGTGACCGGCCGGGCATGTGGACGGTCACGCACCCGTTCACGGGCGAGCACCGCTCGCTCATGCTGCGGCTCGGCGACGACGGCGACCCTTCCTGGGACACCACACCCGGCAAGCGGGCGTGGAAGGACTACCAGCTGCGGATGATCGCGGACGACCCGATGTGGGCTGGTGCCCCGATCACGAGCCCCCTGTGGGGCGCTACCCCGGGCGTGAACTTCACCGGACCGTCGGACTCCGCCCCGGACTTCTACATCTCGGCACCGACGACCACGGGCGAGGTCGACATGGCCAATCCGGGTGACGTCCCGGTGTGGCCGACGTGGACGGTCACCGGCCGTGGCGCCGCGACGTCCGCGGTCCTGACGGTCAACGGCATGGAGATCGGCACCCCGACCCTCACGAACGGGCAGGTGCTCACTATCAACACCGACAAGGCGACCGCGCGCCTCGACGGCGCCCGCGCCGGGAACCTGCTCTCGCCGCGCGAGTTCGAGCCCATCCCCGACGGGGAGTCCGTCACGGTCGGTGTCAACATCACCGGCGACGGCACCGTGCAGTGCTCGATCATCCCGTTGTACAACGCGGCCTGGTGACGTCGTGACCGACCTGCGCCCGCCGCTGGTCATCGAGGTGTTCGACAAGTCGTTCGTCTACCAGTCGACCGTCGCAGCCCCCATCGAGATCTCCGCGACGGCCCGCCTGAACAACGCCGGCTCGGCGACGTTCACGGTCGCGTCCGACGAGGAGTGCGTCGAAGACCTCCTCACCGCCGGCGCGCGCGCCCGGGTGCTGTACCGGGCGGACCCCGCTGAGAATCCG